GTTGCTCCTAAGTGCCCTTAGTTGATTTGTTTCAGTACGCCGACCACATGAGTCCCGGATGCGGTGACACCATATAGAGCCTCATGATCCCCGACCGATACAGTTAATTTATCGCCGTTATCTAATTTGTAACCATTACTTGTTGTTACATTTGCATCTCCAATATAAACAGCGCCCCCACCTAAATTGTGTAAATACGCGGTCTGATCGGCAATATTAGCGGCTACTAATACTGTAGCTGTTACTCCTACTGTTACTTGTGCACTAGTTGGCATTTTGTAATCCTAAACTCTCGATTAAGGCTTTAGCCTTGGATGATGATACCTCTACCTCAAAGTGCATATCGTCCGGCCGTGTCTTAAAATCGCCGCCCCACTTAAGGCCGTACTTTTTAGCGAGCGCACGGATCATAGGTATTTTCTCAGCTGGAAAAGTGCCAGCCTTACCTAACGGATGCTTTATAGCATTAAGATCGATAGCCGTACCGGATGAGTGACAAGAGAGCTTAGTCGGATTACCTCTTACCATCCTGTAGGCATAGCCCCAATCGTCAAAAGTGCCCTCATCTATTGGCTCGATCAGCTCGTGAAACTCGGCAGCAAAAGCGGCCAAGAGTGGGCCCACACTCTCGGCACACCTTAGTTTACGATCCGTACCCTTTACAGGATAGGACTTTATTTTTATCTCTGCCGCATCTTTAGAGGCAGGGTAGCCGTTGTAACTAGTCTCCATAATTTTAAGTAACTTTACTCAGCTGTAATTTCATCTGTTAGTTGCTGGGATTTATGGATTGCGATTTCCTCCTCGGTTAGAGGAATATTTTCAATTTCGCCGGTCTGTGTGTTAATAATCATTTTAGTTAATATCATGATGAAACTCCATAAAGTGCAACGGTACCCGATGCAGAAAATGTTGAGGTAGTGGTCAAGGTAACGGATGTGATGGCAGCCGATGCTACGTATGATCCAACAGTATTTGGATAGACATTTGTACCGCCCGGGTTGCCGGCTTTATAATAAGCTGTCAATTCTTTAACGTTTACGGTATCAGTTTCTACAATAGTTATAACACCCTGTAACGATGTAGTTGATGTGCTCAGTTGTAAACTTGTGTTGTCATGTTGTGATAAGGGTGTTGCATTAGCAGCTGTAGAGGTATTATATCCCATACCCATAAAAGAATACTTAGCCCCTGTGTCACCATTAAAAGTAAGAGTTAGAGTACCAGTACCGCCAAACCCCGGATTATTTATTCTGAGCATTAGTTTAGTTTTAGCCGATATGGATGAAAATGTGACGGTAGTGGCTCCCGCCGTTGGAGTAACTGAGGAGATTAAGGCCCAGTTATCGGATGGCGGTGCGCTAGATCCTCCACTAGCTGCCGGTATTTGACTAGCACCCATTAGACTATCTCCACTCCGCTAATATGAAACGACACAGTTACGGCAGATGCCCCGCCTGTAATTGTGTTAGTTGTATCTAATACTTGTCTGATATCTAAATAAATAGTCGAGTTAGCGGCTATGGCCGTAGTTGTATGTAAAGCCGTGTTAGCTCCTGCCGTACCCATACCCAAAGTGAAAGTAGCGGCACTCGCAGCTGTATTAGTAATAATGATATTAGTAACGGCTGTAGTAGTAGATGCTGGCACTGTATATAAAACTGTAGTAGTCGTAGTAGTTGCAGCACCTCTAAATAATTTTTTAAGTGTGTTAGCCATTAGATCGCTCCCATTAGGTTTAGTAAATAAATATCCTCGGTAGTTGTATCGATGGCGTTGCCTAGTGTCCGCATAGCAAGAGCCCCATTTTTTACAAGGCTCGTGTCATCCGGCTCGGGCCAGCCATAATTCGGACTTGTTGCCATTAGTTATTTCTCCTGTCGGGATGATTTAGTAATTGTATCATTGAGGTTTATTAGATAGGCGGTATTGAAAAGTCCGTGGCTGAGACATAAAGGGTCATGTCTACAAAGGTAGGCGTGGCACTTACAGCTATGTTTTCGACAAAGCCCTCAAATGTCCCCCCGAGTAGATTGCTCGGCAGATTGTCAATAGATACAGGCTGGTTACAAAAGATCGTAATAAGATCGTCCAGCATCGCGCTAGGTAGGTCGGGATTATCTAGGCGAAAGCGGATCGCTCCCAGCGAGCCTCTAGGGGTATTACGTAAAAATAGCTCTCTTACAGAGATTTGCTGCATATCGGTAGTGTTAAGAATATTGGAGTCTGTAGATTTCTCAAATAGGCCATAGAGTGCTATCGAGGCGCTATCTGTCAAAGTTAAAACCGTTGCGTAACCTGTTGAGTATTTATATATAAGGCTGTTGCGTAGGCGAGCCGTTTGGGTCTGCGATTGGATACTACTAGGAGTGGCGTACGCTGCATCTAAATCTGTGTAGCCATTGGCGAGCAGATAATTTTCGCGATGATCCGCATCCGCATAATAAACTAAACCATCTGGGCCCTCTGTGATTATTCCAAGTGCGCTATTGGCTATCTCATCTACAAGAGTCTGACTCTTAGCTGTAGGCGAGGCGTTGATTTGGATCATGTCAAACTCGCCCTGATCAACCTGACCTAAAGAGCTTCCAGCATTTTCCCATATAACTAACGGCGGGTAAGTAGCCCAGGTTAAAGCTGGATTAAGCTCATCCCATGTAAGGCTTAGAGCTGCATTAAGAATAATAGCAATTTGCTCACCATCTAAGGCTGAGGCAAGGGCGGTATTGTAAACAGCCTTGGCTAGTCGAGATAGTGGCCCAATACCTAAGATCGTGCCAGTAGTGACATAACCAGCTTCATCTGGGCTTCTTACTCCAATATTAAAGTCTGATACTGTGCCGGCAAATACTTGCTTATAAACACCCGCTGAGTTTTTTAACTCTAAACTAATTGGCTCAGTTATGTTAATAGTAAAAGCCGAGTTATCTGTATTGACTATCTGCACTTGACAATAACCGGCCGTAGCTTGCCGGTCAATATCTAGCCGGCCAGTTGTATAAGAGACGGATGTAACTGTCGTATAAATATCATCGCCAACCGTTATACGCCACTCTGGGATCCATGTCATTATTAGCCGACTCTCAGCGTTCCACGATCTACCGCATTTTGGAGGTAATTATCTATGGCCTCTGCAACAGCATTAGGATCTGTAAAAGCTGGAGCCACAACAGTAACCTCTACTTTAGTAGTACCACCGCTATAGCCCATATCAGAGCCGGGGAAACCATAGGACGGATAGTTACCAGCGTTACCGCTACCTCCCATTACGCCGCCTGTACCCGGTACAACAGGTACAAAGCTGCCGGTAGCAAGTGCAGCGTTTATTGCGGCAGCTGTAGGGAAACCTTTAGGGCTGGCATTTGGATCGCCTAAAATAGGGGCCGCGTGAGTCGGCATTTTGCTGCTTTCCATCGCTGCAATAGTCCTTAACAAAGCGAGAGCCTTTTCAAGGTTAGATATGCTAATTAGATCCTTAGGGGCAATATCCTTAAGAATAGACTCGATCTCCACGAGCTTAAGTTTTTGATTAGTCAAAGCGCTAAGGATGAGCAGATCCTTATTTAGCTTGGCGGTGCCAGCCTCAATAGCCACTATGTCCTTAGCCGCGATGGCATCCTCTAAATCGCTCATGCTCTGTTTAACCCGGAGGCGAGCAAGGTCATTAGTAATTTGTAAGAGCTGGGCTTGATTGGTTATCTGGCCTAATTGGCGAGCTGTATTTGCGGTAGCTGCGGCAAGTTGGATCTTGTTAATATCAAAAGCATCCTCGCCCTTACCGAGGGCTAATCTAGCTTTATCGATGGCTAGTTGTAATCTCTTGGCGTTAAGTTGCTTTAATTCCTCAGCTGTAAGTTTTTTATTCTCTTTGAGGGCAGCGTTGTTATATCGAGACTCGAGCTCTCTTAAATGACCTAGACCGGACTCGGCAAAAGGATCCAGCGCCTTATTTTTTGCAGCATCGGCGTTATTCCAAGCCTCAGTAAGCGCATCAACGCCTTTAATAGTTATACCAATAAGTGCCACCATACCAGCGACCATAAAGGCAGCACCGTAAGGATTAAGGGCAAACATTTCAGCGATAGCGGTAGCAAGTGCCGTAGCGCGTAGGGCCTTATATGCTTTATTAAGAGTGCCAATAGCGGTTATCGTTGCAGCCACACCGACTAAAATTTTTGTAGAGACATAAGTAGCGGCTAATATGGCAAAAATGCTTTTTAGTAATACCTCATTTTCTTTTAGAAAACCTGCAAGTTTCTTAAAATTCTCGCTGGCAGAGGTAGCAAATTCCTCGATCTTAAGCTGTAGCTCCTCGATATTTGCAGACTCGGTAAGTATCATAAAACTATCTATGAGACCTTTGCCTAAAGTCTCTTTTGCGTTATCGATGGATACCGTTAATTTAGCCATTTTTCCGGCAAAGGTATCGGCAGAGGCAGAGGCAGCGCCCTTAAAAGTCTTGGCTAATTTGTCAATAATATCGTTAAAGTTTCCAGCCTTAAGATCAGCCTTTGATATGCCTACGCCCAATTTACCAAGCGCTGTATTGTTACCGAGGTAAGCCTTGGAAAGTGCTCCAGTAACGCTAGATAAATCTTTACCGGTTGATGCGGATATATCTAGGGCCAACATTAAGAGTTTTTGAGATTGTGCGCTATCTCCTGTAGCAACGGCTAAAGCCTGATAGGCAGGTCGTAGCTGATCGTCCACAATTCCAAACTCTGTGGATAGTTTTTGGATGTAGGCCTCAGAGGCCGCTACGTCTCTACCTAGGCCTACGTTTTTAAGAGCTAGAGCTAGTTGCTTTTGAGCCTTTTCGTCCTCCATGGCAGCCTTAACGGCTGCCTTACCAAATGCCAATACAGCGCCAACGCTAAGGGCTAAGCCAAGACTCCGGCCAAGGTTTTTAACACTTTTGCCCAGCTTGTCGGTGCTCGTCTCGGCTTTCTTAAATGCTTTGTTACCGGTAAATTCCGCTGCAATATCTATAATTACCGACATGGTTTAACCTTTCGCCGTTGCGTTGAGTTTAGCGGCAGCTGTCTCGATAGCCTTTAATACGGCGGCTTGAGTTTTACCCTGATCCTCTGCCCACGCTCTAAAGATTGCGCGGCCTCGCATCTTGGTACTAGCTCGCCCGGCTTGGCCCTCTTGCCTTACGTAAGCGTTTACAATTTGCCCGGTGCTATTTATTGCATCTATAAATTGGTTGCCAGCATTAGGGTTATTGGAGAGCGATTGGTTTTTGCTACCGGATCTAATTTGTTTACCAAAATTTTTATGTCCCGGTAAAACGACCGTAGCTAATGGAGCCTGTGATCTGCCCTGAGGGTTTTTACGTCCAGCTGTCTCATAGATAGCACCGGCGGCACTTTTATTAAATATGCGAGCAAGTGATCTAAAACCGCGGCTATTAACCTTGGATGGCGTAGCTTTGTAACCGATACCTCTACGCGCCTCAGAGGCGCTATAGGTAGGGAAATACCCGCCACCGGAGCCCCAGCCGCTAAGCGGAGGGGTAGCCGGTATAAAGCCGCGAGCCTTAACGGTTATTACTCGTAAGATACCGGCTAACTCTTTTTGAGTTTCTTTAGCTAGATCAGGGGAAAATTTGCGTAGAGCTTTGCGTAACTCAATAGCGCCTTTTACGCTTGCTGGCATCCTCTACCTCCCTAGCCTCATCCTTTAGCCCCTGCAATAAAGCATCGAGCATATTTTTATCAAGATCCAAAAGCGCTTGCGGCGGGAGTCCTAGCCTTATGCTCAGGCGAGCAATTAGGTAAGTGAAAGGGAGATCCCGCTTTAAGCTAAAGGGTCGGAGTCCTCAACAGTTACGCTTTTTAACGTATCTATAAAGGCCTCACCAAATGGTTTTGGTGCTTCACCCGCACGCTTTGTAATTTCCCAAGCCAAGTAGTAGACCATCGATTGCTTTTCTTCCTCGCGGAAAGCACGATGAAATCCGATCTTGTAATATTGCTCAAAGGCATACTCCACGCTAGGCGTGATCTCTCCTACAAGCTCGGATCCATCATTACGTACGATCTTTAATTTAGCCATTTTTTGCCCCTTAGTTAGTTAGTTGGATTTACCAAGTACCGCTAGTTGCGACTACTGTTTTTGAGTTACAAGTAAATGTAATATCGATCATGGCTTCGTCAGCTACGGCGCCGTTAATCGGAGTCAAATTGTCCACCAAAATCGTGCCGGTGTATAAAACGTTGGTAGCTGACACGGCAGTTGTATAATCTTGGATTGCCTTAAATGCCACGGTTGTACCGTATGCAGCTTGTAGCGTTGCCAAGATAGATCCTGCGGCTGTGTCGTTAAGTAGTGTTACGGTGATCGTGTCAGCTGATAGCCCAGTTACGAATTTATGAGCTGTATCGCCCATCGCTGTAACCTCGAGCTGGTCGGCCTGTTGAGTCAGAGTAAAATTTGTTACGTGATCTGTGAAATCTACAGGTGTAGCGCCGACCTTAAAGCCGACCTTATTATTTAGAAAAATTGCCACGATTATTCCTCGTCTTTCTTGGCTGTTGGTTTAGGTGTTGGTGTTTCGACTTGACCTATCTTTTTCAGAAAAGCCAAATCCTCAGGTGTTAGGTCAGACATTGTTAGCTCCAGCTCGTTAGGGTTGATATAGAGAAATCAGCGGTTAAAAGGGATCCACTCTGTACCTCTAATACAGATGGAGCACTCATAGCGCCAACATTCATTTTTATACTTGAGGCGCATAGCTTGTTAAATACAGCTACGGCCATAGTTTCGATACCGTTAAGGTTTCCCTCATTAGAAAATAACGGTACGGTCATAATAATTTTTAGGTTAGCCATAGGCGAGATTGCCGCATATGTGTTATTGCTCGGAGTGATGTAATTGTCTGCCGGAGCCACGATAACGCTATTAGCCGTAATTGTGGCCGGCGGAAAGCTATAAGTATTCCAAACGTTAGGGTTAGCAAGAGCGGCAGCTAGTGAGGCTCTTAGCGTGGTGATCGCTGTAGGCATTATCCGACCATACTCCCCGGATTTTGGTAGCCCGAGATGAGCCCGCGGATTTTGCCGATCATGCTGTTACCCATCCTGTATGGGCTCGGGCTAAATCCGTCTACCGATACGCCGCCGGTCTGTGAGACTTGGCGAGCTTGGAAAATATCTACCGCCAAGATCATCGCGGCCTCGCGGATTGCTGGGGTAGTTGCATAAGAGTTAGTTTTTGTATCGGCTCCTACAGCTGATCCATAAGGGAGCACGCGAGTAAAATTAGCGTTAGCGGCCACTTTAGTAAATTGGATAAAACTGTATCCCTTAGGCCAGTTAAAGGCATATGTATTAAACGCTATAGATGGAAATTGGGAGGTAGTGCCGGCTGTCCAAGGGATCGTACCGGTGATCGTGTAGGTGCCGTTAAAGGTTGAGCCGCATCCACTCAAGGTTACAGAGTCTCCGGTGCTAAAGATTGCAGGGTTAGCGACCATCACGGTAGCAACATTGTTTTGTAGAGTTGTGCCCACTACTGGAGCAGAGTCAAACCATAAAAATTGGTTGAGTAAATCTTGTGCAGCTTGGCAACACGTCTCGACAATATCGGACGAGTATAGGTTTTCGATACCGAGGTTAGCTCTTAACTCGGCTTCGGTTACGTATGTCGCTGGCACTTATTTACTCCTTTACTTAATAGGGCCGGTAGGGCTCAAAGGGCTAAGAGCCCTACCGACTATTAGGGTTATTGCTTAGGTAAAGTTGTAGCGGATAATTCCCTTAGGCATCTTGGCGATTGTTGCCATGTAGCCATAGATCGCTACCTGTACCTGTAGGTTAGATACAACGTTTACGCTCATGTAAGCCTGTGGGCTCTGATAAACAGTAAATGCCTCAGGTGCAAGAATAATTGCAGAGTCATCTACTACTGTAGTTGCTGCAAAATTCTTATCAACGTATAGATCAAGTCCTAGCACGTTACCGCGGATTGACCCCGGCTGCACTAGACCGCCTGCGTTCATTGGCTGAGATGCTGAGTAAATTGGACGGCCTGTTGAGTCAGTAGCGCCAGTTAGTAGCTGCCATTGTGCGCCGTTAGCGATGTAGTTATTAGCAAAGTAACCTGTAGCCTCATAAACAAGGCGAGCAGCTTCCGATGCGTAACCGATAATACCTGCGGATGTAGCTGGCTGAGCCGTTGTAGCA